ATAGATTAGTTTCTTTTGTAGCCTTAGTTTCTTTTATGAGAATACAGGAATCTAACAGAGGTTATGCTAAGCAAACTATAAGAGATGATTCAGCAAAAAACTTGCAAAAGTCAGAAAATTTATATAAATTAAAGAGTAGTCCGTTTAGACATATGGGTAAGAAAAGTAAAAAAATTAAATCAAATTCTTTTAGACGTTCACCGTTTAAAAATATTAAATAGTAACTATGCAGGTATATAATGCACTTCAGTTAAAAAAAGGAGCTAAAGCAAAACAAGAAAGGATGGGTACATTAACTCAACCTTTACAGTTTTTACCTAAGAAATCTAAAACTCAAGAATGGGCTGCTTGGAATCTAGACTGGCTTGAATGGAATGGTTTAAAACAAGTACGTAGAAATGCAAGAAGGTTAATGAAAAACTACAAGCTTGCAAAGGGTCAAATTGATAGAACAGATTATATTGTAGAAGAAGATAATGAAATGGTTGACATTATAGATAATCTTTTAACTGAAGATATGTCAGCTTTAGAATTAAGATTTTATCCTATTATACCAAATGTAGTAAATGTACTTACTGCTGAGTTTGCTAAAAGATCTACTAAACTTACATACCGTGCTGTTGATGAATTTTCATATAATGAAATGCTTGAGCAAAAAAGAGCTCAAGTAGAACAAACATTGATGGCAGATGCTCAAACAAAAATTATGGCCGCAATGGTAGAGCAAGGTCTTGATCCTAATTCAGAAGAAGCACAGCAACAAATGTCTCCTGAAAATGTAAAATCATTACCTGAAATAGAGGAGTTTTTTCAAAAAGACTATAGGTCAATGATTGAGCAATGGGCAGAACATCAGCATAAAGTTGATGTAGAAAGGTTTAGAATGGATGAGCTTGAAGAAAGAGCATTCCGTGATATGTTAATTACAGATAGAGAGTTTTGGCATTTTCATATGATGGAAGATGATTATGAAGTAGAGCTTTGGAATCCAGTTTTAACTTTTTATCATAAGTCTCCAGAGACTAGATATATGTCAGAGGCACAGTGGATTGGTAAAACAGATATGATGACTGCTGCAGATGTTATTGATAAGTATGGCTTTTTGATGACTGAAGAACAGCATGAAGCACTGGAAGAAGTTTATCCAGTTAGATCTGCTGGTTATAATATTACCGGTCAACAAAATGATGGTAGTTTTTATGATGCTACTAAATCACATGAATGGAATACTAATATGCCTTCATTAGCTATGAGACAGTTTACATCTTTTATGGGTGAAAATGGTCTTGGGGACGGTGGAGATGTTGTTACAGATATTATAACAAGTGGTGAAAATTATGGAAATGATCCTGATTCAGGACTATTAAGAATAACTCAAGCATATTGGAAGTCACAAAGAAAGCTTGGGCACTTGGTTAAAATTACAGAAGCAGGTGAAGTTATTAATGAAATTGTCACAGAATAGATTATTTAAAAATAAAAATAAAGATAATTTATTATTTGGTGAACATATAGATTGGATATGGATTAATCAAGTATGGGGTGGTATTAAAATAGGACCAAATATTCCAAGTTACTGGGGTATGAATAACCCAGGTGGGTTTGCACCTATGTATTTAGGTATTAATCAAAATCATTTAGGACCAGTAAAGTTTCAATTTAAGGGAGACTCTAGCTTATATGGATGTAAACTTCCTGTAGAGGGTTCAGTATTTTCAGACAGAAATACTAAATCAACAGCATTAATTGATTTAATGAAACCATACCAAATTGGTTTTAACATTGTAAATAATCAAATAGCTGATATCTTGGTTGATGAGCTTGGTACTATTATTATGCTTGATCAAAATACATTACCTAAACATTCATTAGGAGAAGATTGGGGTAAAGGTAATTTATCTAAAGCTTATGTAGCCATGAAAGATTTTCAAATGCTACCTCTTGATACTTCTATTACAAATACAGAAAATGCACTAAACTTTCAGCATTTTCAAAAATTAGATCTATCACAGACTAATAGATTAATGGGCAGAGTAAATCTTGCAAATCACTTTAAACAGCAGGCTTATGAAGTAATTGGTGTTAATCCACAAAGAATGGGTCAGCAATTATCTCAAATGACAGCAACAGGAGTTGAGCAAGCAGCTAATGCTTCTTATGCACAAACTGAAATGTATTTTATTCAACATGCTGATTACTTAATGCCTAGAGTTCATCAAATGAGAACAGATCTTGCTCAGTATTACCATAGTACTAAACCGTCTGCAAGATTAACTTATATTACTTCATTAGATGAAAAAGTTAATTTTCAAATTAATGGTACAGATCTTTTAATGAGAGATTTAAATATCTTTTGTACTACAACTGCAAATCATAGAGCAGTATTAGAACAGTTAAAACAATTAGCTATGAATAACAATACTACAGGAGCTTCTATATATGATCTTGGAAAAGTTATTCAATCAGATAGTATTGCTGGTCTTAATACAGTCTTAAAGTCTTCTGAACAAAAACAACAACAGCAAAAGCAACAAGAACAACAACAGCAGCAAGAAATGCAACAGCAACAGATACAAGCTAACCAAGAACAAGAAAAAATGAAACTTGATGCTGAAGCTGCTGAGGCAGAAAAAGATAGACAAAAAGATATTCTTATAGCTGAAATAA